GTGTATGTGTAATCTTCCCACCGCATTATTGAGCGGTCTATGGTCTGCTCAGGAAAGATCGTACTCATCGTTGTATTCATTCTTGTAGTAGGGATAATCCCGGTTCATCATTATTACCTGACCGGTAGTAAGATAGTGATTTTGTTTTCTTGAGTTGAGTCCGAGATCCTTTGGGTTATCTTCGAGTCGGAGATAGTCCGGCAAGTAATGCTTTCGCGCTTCCCAAAATACCGAGAGATCTTCTTCCGGCCAAGCTGCTTCGTTCTTTCTAATCCGATTGAATAACATATCGTTATAGACATTGGGATATCGGCGGTTAGGTCGGTGCCACGACTTGTAAGTGCATAGTGCCGACTCCAGCGTAAAGTAAGAGACATCTCTTTCGTAATCCTTTCCAACTGCTCGGTATTTCATATCGTTAAGTATTTGTGCGCCTACATGTTCAAGCGAAGCAATTAGTTCCGGCGGGTAATTTCCGTCAAAAGTAGGGTTGCTCTTATGCCAATCATAATGATCGAGTCCGCTAACAATACATAAGCCGTTTCTATGCGAGCGCGAGCCGTCTCGATCTGCCAACATCAAATCGTCACAATCGAAATCTATACCCATAATGCGCACATATTCGAGATAAGAGTAAGCCGATAAGCGCCCGAAGGTTGAGATCGCAGTAGCAGCTTTCCACATAGCCCCGAAGCCCCGTTGCGCCGTAGCAGTAAAGAAATCCCATTGGTGCGGACCGACCAGCGAAAGATAGCTCTCTATTGCTGCGGGCATAGACTTCTTGTGATAGCGCCTATCGGTATCGAACTCCAGCCGCTCATAGTTTTCTTTATAGAACTTAACTAGATCCAGCCATTGACCTTTATCCGGAAATCTCCGGTGGAGAATTAGGCTTGTAACCGGGTTCTGCGTATTGCCGTTAATGAACGCAAACCATAGAGCTGCTTCGTTATCCCAGCCGTAGCGATCCCGAAGATAGGGCATTAAGTAATAGACGCAACCGGGATGTGCGCGATACTTTAAGTGAAACTCATAAAAATCTAGAAATACATCGTATCGGTATTGCGGTAGGCGGAAATCTAAGCCTTCCTTTAGATTACTCATGCTGCCTTCCCCCTGCGTTATTTAAATACGGGTGCTTCCGCTTCGCCTTTAAGAACTGCTGCCATTTTGTCTTCGCGAGCGGTCCGGCGCTCTTTACCCTTGGCGGTTTCTACCGCGTAGGTAAAGCAATCTTTCATGCCGCGTAAGGCGTAATAGACTACTGAGTATCGGTATGCGTCTTTGGTCTTCGGACTCATTGGCGTAACGCCATGAACATACTTGTATCCCGCAAAGAAAGTTACCCACCCGTCTCGGCATGAGCAAGTAAAGTTATACTCCGGAAGCGTTAGATAGCCGCCAGCCATATTCTTTCGGATTACCGGCATAGCGGACCAAGTGGCAAAGTTGAAGCCGTCTCGGTGATAAGGCAAAGTAGAAGATTTATTGACTACGCCGGAAGTCCATAACGCGTCATCGGTAATTCTCCACTCATCGTCAAGTCCAGCATCAGCCAAGTTTTTCTTGTCGTTTTCGTATAAGTGCGGGGCAAACTCTTTATACATATCCGCAAACTTCTCAGCAAACTTAACCAATACCGCGTGTTCCATAGGTTGTTCTTGTGCCAGCGTAGTAGGGCGGCAGCTCTCGCGCTTCTGATAAATCTTTCTCGGAGCCATGCCGAAGGTGCGTGACTTATTTTTTAGTCCGGTTGATTGGCGAATAGTCTCTCCATACTTGATGTTGAGAACCGCTTTACGCAAGATATTCACTTCGTCAGGCATAGGGAAATAGACAAATACAATTTCTTCCGTATCGTCATCCACCCATATACCTGCTTCTTCGCAGTTGGGCGCGTAATCAGGAACTACTGTGCCTACCAACTCACTTGCTTGCTCTTCTGATAGAACTCGCTTAACTCGATGTATCGGTAGATCCGCTATTTTGATCTGACTCATGTGGCGCGCTCTCCCCTGAAATTATCTCAGCCATTTTTACAATGGCATCTCCGTTGCTTGTTAAACTATGCGTGTTTCGCACTTGGATAAGTTTATCAATAAGCCACACATAGATCTCCGGCGGAAAGTCCGCCATAAGCATACGCGTTGCTCTCTGATTGTAGCGCTCGCCATACGCAGCCAGCGTCTCGATATACCGGGTTCCGCTCTGCCCCGTCTCTCCGACTTCTACCTGAGAGAAAGCAGACTTAGATAACTCCGGAGTAGTTTCTTCCTGTATGTCGGCAATAAGCGCGTCAAACTCATCGAGCGTATAACCGGATCCGTCTAACTCAGGTAAAGTTTCTAGTAGAGCTGCTAATTTTTCGTTATCGTATTGACCTAGATCTGCGGAACGATTATCTATGGCTACTATCTTCGCAGCAGTAGTCTCATCTACATCAACATAGACAACATCGATCTCGGACCAGCCAAGTTCTTTCGCAGCTCGGTAAGTGTGATTACCGGCAAGGATCTCTTCGGATCTTTTATTTACTGTTATTGGCTTGTATTGCCCGTAAGTCGAAAGTGACTCGGCAATTAGCGTAGTGTTGCCTTTGCGTGGGTTGTTGTGATATTCGCGGATTGAGTCCAGCGCTACCTTCTCAATGTTCATAGATCTACTGTAATGTAATTTGTAATCGGTAGTCAAGTAGATCGTCAATAGACTCCAGCAACATTTGCTTTCGTTGGTGGGTCAAGCGGTTGCCGTAGCGATCTTGAAGCATCAGACGGATATGCGATAACGCTTCGTCAATGTCGGCAACCGATACAGGGCGATCATCTAAAACTATCATAGAAAGATCTTACAGTTTATTACGGGTTGCGCGCCGAGCTGCGTAGGCTTCTACTTCAGATCTAAGGTAGAACACGCTTCTACCCTTCTTCTTGCCCCACGCTAACGACTTTCGGTATTGAATTTGCCGTAAGTTATTGAGATTAACTCCCAGTATTTGTGCTACTTCCGCCGCACTTAGCCATTCTTCATCTACCAAGGCACATCTTCCTTCCGGCTACTTCGGATACTTTGTGTTCTTTTCGGCAATACTCCTACATCGGTAGCCGTAATTTCGAGACTTGTCTTTTCGGATCCGTCTTTGGCTTGGTAGGTAGATTGCGAGAGAGATCCTACTACTACTACCGCGTCACCTTTCGCAATTAGATCCGCGAGCTGCTCAGCCTTTTCGCCAAACTGAACTACCCGGAACCACATTGTTTCTCCGTCTATCCACTCAGTACCCTGCTTCTTGCGTGGCGTGTATGCCAGCGAGAAAGAGCAAACCTGTGTGCCTGACTTACTTACCTTGAACTCCGGATCTTGTCCGACATTTCCTTTAACTGTGATATTCATTTTATGCCTTCCCTAGTATCTTGATATTACCTTCATTGTCTAATAAAGCAAAGGATCCTTCCGGCGTTACATAGACATGCTCTTCCGGATCCTTCCAGCCCGGACACATCCAGCCTTTGTTTTCCGCGTTAGCGGGGTTAAAGTGGATTGAGTCTGTGGCTAAGTTATGGCAAGAGTGATGAACTACTAGCAAGTTAGCGGCAGTATCTTTGCCACCCCGCGAGCGCAGCTTGCGGTGATGTAGCGCCATAGAGTCGGTGGCAGGGAGTCCGCATTTCTCGCAGTATCCCCCTGCCCGCTCTTTGACTAGGCTGACTACTTTTTTATCAATCATCGTCTTCTTCTTCGTCATCTTCGTAGATTTCTCCCGGATCTATAGAAGGGAAGACGGGTTCAACATGGTGCGGAATAATACTCATCAATACCAGCCGCCCCTGCCGTTTTCGGATCTCGATAACCATACTGCGAGCGCTCCACATGGAGACTTATATCTATGCTCGATATAGCCCAAGCCCCAGCGAATTTGAATATGCGGGTGCTTCATAAAGTCTCGGATCTCCTTTTGGCTATTGTGCTTCATGTGCCGTTGCGGTATGCCGTAATCGTGGGTTGGAGATTTTGACCGATAGTTCCAGCCGCTTTCTTTACCCCATAATTTAGCAAGGCAGCCAAACTGCTTACGCGGATCGGCATACTCTTGCTTTAGCAGGTGTCGAGCATAATCTTTCGGCGGCATTTGCGCTACCGCGTATTTATGCTTTTGAGTTGGACTCATGACCGGAGCGTAAGCGTAAGAAGGCACAATGACGATACCTACCCCAATAAGGGCTACTAAAAGGTATCGCGCAGCTCTTTCTATCTTGGACCTTCCGCCGCCTTTCTACAGACTTCGCAGAGCTGATCTCCATAATGCCAAGCGCCATAGGCGCACCGATTTAGTTTGTTATCCATATCATTTCCTTTCGGTTCGGGCATGAACATAGATAAGTCTAGCCTTGATTACTGCTCAGTAGCCGGTCCGACTTGCGTAATCTATAACAAGCCGCTTCGTATTCCGTCTCACTTCCGTAAGGATACTTGAACACTTTTACATGCGATTTGCCGTTAGGCTCGACCAGCGTAACTACGCGATCCAGCACACAAGTAGCGTGATCCCTAAAAGAAAAATAACTATCGCACGCTTCAATCGCGTTATCGTATGACTTGGTCCATATTTTTTCCCAAACAGATCCGGAGTCATCAACACACACTATAACAAACTCGTAAGTAGGGCTAACGCCGTAGTCGGTATTTTTTTGGATCTTCATGCTAAATGCTCCGACATACGGGGTTCTTCGGTCATCATGCTTGCGGTTAAAGCCTGAGACACCATTGACTCAATAACGCAAGCCGCGTTAGTAACTGCCACGAACATTGCTTTAGGATCTTCCGACTCCGCAGCCTTAATAAACATTTGACCTGTATTTGCTAAGTAATTCTGAACAACGGGATTTATCATTTGCCTTCTCCTTCGATTAGTTTTTTCATCATTTGGTCTAATGCCGAGTAGTCAAGCTGCTCGGACTTGTATTTGATCCGGTCCGGCGTAGTCTGCGAGTCCAGCCCGCATGACTCAATAAACCGGATATACGGGTGACGCGTCTTTGGGTTATTTTTCATAAACTCAACTGCGCCCCGGTATATGCTTTCATCGTTATTGATCCACATGGAGACATTCCATGTTGCGCGGTTCTTCCAGCCGTTGTAATCTTCACTCATAATGTTTCCTTACTTACAACTAGAACAATAATTAGTTGCTCTTAAGTTATCTCTGTGGATAGCAAACTTACGAGCGCAACCAAAGCAAGTGATTTGATTTACTTCGCGCTCTTTAGGCTTAAAGCCTATCTTTATAGAAATAGTAAACATGATTACCCCCTGTTCTTCCAGCCGTTGTAATCGGTATCAGACATTAGCCTTTACCACCGACACTATTTGACCTTCGGACCCATAGGAACGCAGAGCGTCTTCTATGTCTGTTTTGATTTGGTGCTTTACCAGCGCGTTAAGGTGAGAGACGGAGATTAAGCCTTTTTCCCACCGCACATATTTCTTTAACGCGCCAATATCATCGTCAAGATCTACTTCTAGCGTTACGCGGAACTTCATGGTGATACCACTCGATCTACCATAGCCGAGCAGGATCCATAACCCAACCAATTACCATGCTCGGATCCAACATAGCAAACATCGCTAGTAGCGTAAGTAAATAGACAAAGTAGAACTCCAGCTGCGAAGCCTAGAACAAACCAGCCACGCGGAGTTATTGTTGTTGTGCGCATTTTTTTCTCCATGTCTCGTATTTGACTTCGTAGTAATGTTGCTCGCAGAAAGAACTCTGCTTAAAACAATAGATAGTCGTTTCTGATGAGTCAGCCCAACAGACTTCGCAGGAAGCGCGGTTAGGCTTGTATGGGCTTGGGTGATTTGGCTTAGGACTCATTCCCAAGATCCTTTCCGCTTATCCAAACTATCGCTAATTAATTCATCAAGCCCTACTGCTTCGCTAGCAATAGGATTATCGTCAAAATACTTACATACTGATAACCATTCTTCTTTCGTCAGCTCTTCGGCAATATACTCTTGTATCCATAATTGCCATACGCAAGGCGCTTCCGGGTCCAGCGTTGATAGGGTTGCGATTACATCTTTAACCGCGTGTGCCATAAGTGATCCCTGCCTTCTCTAATAGATTGATAAGCGGTTGCGGGGTAAATGAGCAATCACGCTCGATAGCCGGTAGATCCGGACCTAATGTTGTTTCTTCTAACTCTTTAAGTGAGAAATAACCCCACTCATTGGCAAAGCCCGTAACATAACCAAAGAAAGTATCTTCGCCGTCAAACTCTGTCGCATACCAAGTCCAGCCGGAGTAAGGAGAAAAGAACTTAACCCAAACTGTCGAGTCTTTGGCAGCGTTTTGTAATTGTGGGATCTTGTTGCGGATCTCCTTTGGCATTAACAAATGCCCGCGCTTGCCTATTTTTGGCATTACCGGCTCTCAATCTTCAGAGACTTGCCTTGAACTCGGCATGACTCGATCAGAGCTGCGATTAACTTGCGTTCCGCTGCTTGTTGCTCCAAGCGAAAAGCCATTGATTTCTTATCGTTTTTTGCCTTCATTGCCTTGCCTTTCGTTATCGGATCGGAGCCTTCCCCAATCGCAATAAGACAAGTCTAGTTGAATATAATAAAAAGTCTAGGATTTAGTTGAAGTTTTTTTATTTTATTTCTGAGAAAGTTATTTGAACTCCGGGATAATCTCCGTAGCATTTTGTTGCGCGGATCTCCGTTACTTGTGCGTCATCGCGATACGCAATAGCCGTTAAAGCATCGAGAGCTGCGCGAATTAGTTTGTCGAGATCCGGCGGAACACTCGGATAAGATCGCGTAACAGTTTTAGGTTTCTGAAATACAAAGATAAGTTCCATGCCAATAGGATTTATAGAAGGCTTCGCTCCAGCGCGCTTGGCTTCTAAAGCAATAGCAGATCGCCAAGCTGCGAGCGCAGATCCAGCGCTATGTATCACGCGCCCGTTCATGACTTTCATCGATCCCTGAGAGATCGGCTGACCGCCAACGAAGAAAGAAATCACATAACGAGTGTAACGGGTTCAGAGATTATCTCTTGTGTTTTATTTCCATAGTTATCAACAAGAGACACATCGTAAGTTCCGATACGATCCGGACCGGAAATACACGCTACCTGCCATGTGTGATTTTTAAGTATAAGTTGATCGCCGCATTGTAATTTATCCGGAGATAACAATACTACTTTGCTCATTTCACCCCCTAGCGTAATGATTACGCATAATTGTAGGGCATAAATTACTTACGCAACAGTTTTCTTAGCTCTTCTTTAAAACTCTCCGGCATAGGGGCAGCGTTATTTTTGGCTTCTTCGAGTTCGGCTTGCCACTTATCGTAGGCTTCCCGCTCCAGCTGCCGCCGGCGCTCGCTTTCTTTCCGCTCGATCTCACGCTTTTCTTCAATAGATAACTCTCGATCCGGTAGCGGTTCATCTAACCAGCGCTCAGCGTTGAGCCAAGTAGCCGCATTAGCCGTATATGACGGGTGGCGGTTAGGATCTTCCGCATACCGCCGCGCTCCAGCCGCGATAATCGCCGGATCGGTTTCTTTTATCGCCTTCTCGTATGCTTGGAGCGCAGCCTTCTTTGCTACCTTCTTTGGGTAAATAGTCCAGAAATCTAAAAAGCCGGGTGTTTCTTTGGGTGGATCTAAAGGATGTTTCTTAGGGCGTGAAAGTCGCTCCGTAACGGGCGTAGAAGTCGTGTCGTTATCGGCTTCTAAGTCGTGTCGTAGATTACGGGTAGTCGTATTGCCGCCCCGTAGTCTTCCTAAGTTAATTGTGTATCGGTGCGGTCTGCGGTCATCGCGGCAGCTCGCGGATCCGCCGGCATGTTTTTCCATACGCAGGTATCCAGCCCGCACCAGCGAATTAACCGCTCTCTGAACTGTGCGCACACTTATAGAAGCCTTCTTGGCTATGGTGGCTTGACTTGGCCATGCTTCGGTTCCTTCATCGTTAGCGTGATCGGCTATAACCAAGAGAACCATTTTCTCAGTAGTAGGGAGATCCGTTTTCCACACATCCGACATAAGCCGAATACTCATAGACACTCCCTAATCTGAGTCAATGTAATTCCTGTTTCAATAAGAGCCTTTAGCGCTCGCTGCCGTTGCTGCGGATACTTCTCCGGGTGTCGGAAGGCTTGCCGTTCTACGGAAGTTAATCCGCCCCATACGCCGTAACTTTCGTTCTCGAACGCATAAGTTAAGCAAGCCTTCCATATCGGACACCGGGAACACACCGAGCGCAAGGCGTTGATATTGTTATACGCACTTGCGTTCCGTTCTTCTTCTACTGAATAGAAAAGATCGGTATAAAGGTCGCGGCACTCAGCCGCTTCCCAATTTACTTCGCCGTACTCGGACACCCTATTTCTCCGCTCGGATCATAGAAGGAGCAATACTTAGAACAAAATACTACTTTTTCTTCCGGTTCCGGAGCAGGTCCAGCGCCCGCCACGATATCTTTAAGTTCCTGTAACCAAGATAGAGCTGCTTTCGCTACTTCCGGGTTATAGTCTTCGGTATGAACCTTAATGTCTGCCATTTCTCCGTCACGCGGAATAGCGACCAGCGATACTGTTTTTACTTCATAGCCATTTGCGTCTAGTAGATAGCCGTAAGTCTGAACCTGCCATATCTCCGAGTGACTAGGGAAATACCGCAAGCCGGCTTTCTTCTTTGTCTTCCAGTCAATAACCGCGCCTTCGCTCTTGATATAAAGATCAACATGACCCTTCATACCGCCGTAGGTTACTTCTATTTCCCGTAGGTAGTTATCTCCGAAGGGATCTTCGCGTTCCATAACGCTTTCAATACCTGAGTGAATAAAAGTGCCTAAGATCGCCGCTAACTTCTCGGTTTGATTAGTCTGTGGCGTTTCTATTAACTCATGATAGACACGCCGGCGGCAACCGCCTAACGAACTCGGACCTATCTCAACCTGCTTACTGCGATCCCGTTGGCTATCGTGTGCTACCAGCGATTTCGTTAGTAATTCTTGTAGATCTATCATGCTATCTCCATACTTGTTCGAACGCTTGTGCCTATGGACCGGGCAATATCTACCTGAGTCCGTATGCGATTTGAGTTTGCGCGAGCTGCGCGAACCACCGCTTCCGCAGTAGCCATTTGTAAATGTAATTTCTCAGTAGAAATCAAGGCAAGATCCGCCTTGTCGCTTACTGTGTATCTTGCTTCCTTGTTAGTAGCCACCGATAATCGAGCATGAGCGAGCGCTAATTCGTATTGCGCTTTTGTCTCATAGTAAAACTTCTCTGCGTCTGCTAGATCTCTATGCGAAGTATCCACTTCTTTAGATAGATCCTTTAGCCGCTTCTCAATCATCTGTGGCGTAACTATTGTTTCACTCATCAGCGCCTTCTTTCTTTACTATCTTTAACATAGTGTTATTGCTCGCTTTATCTAACTCGATCCGCAATACTTTCCATGAGTCGGCAGCAAGATCCATAATGTCCGGTTGGAGAAAATAACCGGCTTGCTCCAGCGCTTGCCCTACTTCTATTGGACTCATCTCCAGTTCTTGCGCTAATCGCGTTATCGCAACCTGCTGATGATTAACGCCTACAATCCAGCCCATAGGCGGTTCAAACTTCTTTTGCTTACTCATAAGAGCATTCCTTCCTGAGCCACGCGCCATACGATACAAGAGTTTCCATTGGCGTTATTTCGGGTAGTTCCGCTATCAATAATGTAGCCGTCTTTGAACAAAGTTCCGCGAGTAGGTCGGACAGTATTGCCGTCTATTCCTAGTGCCGTTTCAATTTCTTGATCCGTTGCCCCACGAAATCCTTGTGTTACTAGATACTCATACACCTTCCGGCGTAAGGATCCAGTTCGGGGTAATACCTTTTCCCCCGCAGCTCGCGAAGTGCGTTGAGCCTTCGCGGACAAGATAACTGTATTCCGGTCCAGCGATCTCATTCTGCTTCAAGTTCTTTTTTTCGATTAGTAACTGCGTCTTTTAGGGTTGTGTTGTCGATTTGAATATCCCTAAGATCCGGATTCTCGGACCATATTTGCTTCAAGATTTCAATGCTTGTCGTGGAACTAACCCCAATAATGAGTTGTCTCGCAAGGTCAATGTCTGCCTGAGAGTATTCCTTTACTTCGGTCTTCTTTGGCGCTACTGCTTTACGGGGTTCCGCGTTATAGCGCTCCACCTTTTCCATTTCTTCGCGGCTAGGGCGCTTACCCTGAGACGCGTAGCCGCAGTTGGCTAAACTGCGCCCTATTGCGGAAGTCTCTCCGTTTTCTAGGGCGCTGACCCTATTGACGGGAGACGCTCCTACGATCTCTTCGGCATAACCGGAAGACACCGGGCTTAAATCATCTCTATCAAAAAAGATTTCTGCCTTGACGATGAACCTGCGCTCATCATGAAATACTAGATCCGTGAGAACCCTGCCTTTCGGGTGATCTACCCAAAATCGAGCCAAGCGGCTTTCTACGGTTTCGTACGAGTCTAAATCGAACTTAGCCATAATTTATTCCTTTCTATAAGGGGCGTTCTGCCCCAGCGCGTCTATTGTCGCTGATACATTACGGTTTTCTCGGATTTCGCTTGGCGAGTCGCGCGGTAACTTTTGGTAACCTTAAGGAACCGGACAGGAGTAGATATGGCTGACTCTAAATCGCACCAAGCAAGAGTGTTTCTTGTTCTTTACAATTTACAAATAGAAATCTCTGCGGATCCGACTTACCCGGATCAATTAACCGATATGTGTAATCGAGCAGTAATGCTCATGGCAGGGGCGCTTCATACCGCTAAAGAAGCCAACATAGACATACGGGATTCCGACTTCGAGTATGACGAAGAAGAAGATTAATGTGCCTACAATGCGGGAAATGCGCTCAGGAACATCCTTATAGCGCTGATGACTCCATTGACGCGAGCGAGCTAAGTTAGCGTTCTTTTTGAACTTCTAGTCTAACCATACTTTATACACCGCCGTTACCCTGCCTTTAATTGGATCTACGAAGTGTAAGCGTTGAGACGGGGTAGCGCTCGCAGCTAGCATTACGCCGGCATAGCGATTATCTGACTCGGTAGATCCACTTTGATAAACAGATCCTAAGCCGTTAGCCATTGGCCACTCTGCGTGAGTATGGTAATGCCCAACATAAACATCTCGAAACTCCCAAGGATACGAACCGGATCTCCACCGGTTCATGTGTTGGACTATTGCGCCCGGTGAAGCAAATCCATTTCTACCTACTTCGTCTCCGTGAATAAGCAGCGCTCGATAGGCTCCTATTTCTACGCGTTGGACATCTTCCGGGCAGTCCAGCCAAGTTAATCGCTTTTCTCCAGCCAAGAGCTGCCGCGCTAACTCATAGCACATCCGGTCAAAGTTGTCGGATCTCGGCACATTGTCGCGCTTAGATCCTATACGCCCATGATTACCCCACTCCGGGATTACTGTGACTTGCTCATAGTTGGCGAGCGCAAACCGGACTACATCTACGCATAACCGGGAGACTTGGACATACTGCTCAAACAATGTCGCATCGACTTCGAACGCTTGCGTAGGGAAATTGAATAAGCCTTCTACCATATCTCCACCGAATAAAATGTGACAGGTTCTTACCGGGTGATCTGCTCGCTGAATATCGGTAATGCGAATTGCTTTAGCCGCAAACTCCATAACTCTTTTGCGCATTATCTCTGAGTTGTAAGATACGGTGCGCTTGGCTCCCTGCCAATCCGTCATGTGCCATAAAGCTGCTTCGGCTTTTGTTTTTCTTTTATCCGGTACGACTTCCGGTACGGGTTGGACCTTGCCCATAGTCAGCATCGCGTCATACGCAGCTTGCTGAGTAATTTCTACTAGATCTTCGGTGCGCTCTTTAGATCTCTTTAATTGCTTTTGTAGCCGGAGTAAGGCTTGGCGCAGCTCTGCGACATTCTCGGAGTCAATGCCTTCCGGCATATCGTTAAGTCGTTTTTCAAGGCTCATCAGATAACGCTATATCCATGCCATGACGGGTATAGCCCATTTTATCTAACCAACTATCTTCGTAGGCAGGATTGGCTACGCAGCGAATACTCTTGAAGAAGTCCAGCATTAACGCAACTTTATACGCCGGGATATCGTCTATACCTAAAATAGCGCCCCAGCCGCGACCAGCCTGAGCAAAATTAACTGCTGCGCTGCCGTATTGATCTTCTCTATCGTTCAAGATTTCTTGAAGCATCGGCATATTTTCTTTCTATGGTCATAAATAGAGACTTCGGCTATGCGGTGCCCTTCGGATCTAAGCGCTTTACATACTGCGTAGCCGGATACTCCCCGATCAAAAGCATTAGCAATAACTGCTTGATCTTCTTTACTTAATTTATTTAGTAGTGTTTGAAAAGGGCAAGCGTCACTTGACCCAAAATCGAACTTAGCGATTGACTCAGATAGACCCATGCCGCCCCCTAAAGATAAACCCTGCCGTAGCAGGGTCTAACTCTACTTCGTCTTTTTCTTTTTGTCTGCTTTGGCTAATTTGTCTAGTTCAAGTGTTATGAAATCTGCGATACGCCCAAAAGCCGGATCGCTCTTATCGACTCCACGAATAGCCGGACCAACTACGGCTGCTGCTAAAGCATAAAGAAAGGCTTTAGTATCCCCACCGGTGACCTGATAAACCGCGATTGCTACCAATACAAAGTGCCGTAGTGCTGACTTAATTAGATCTTTATTCATGCTTGCTCCTTTATCGGGCGGGCTACCGCCATGATTAGAGAATAACTGCGCTTACGCTCATAAACGCCGTCTCCGTTGGACTGAGATCCAGCGTTACCGCTTCCGGTATTGCCTTCAATACAGACCAGCCTTTTGAGTTTTTTATTGTTCTTGATGACTATGCCGACATGATCCGGCTGAGCGTCATCATCAAATTGAAAGAAGGCTATGTCTCCCGGTCTAGCGTCTCCAACCGGAACCAATTTGCCTTTTTTAGCAAACCACTTTAATCCAGCATCGCAGCTAGCAAACCCCTTCTTGCCGCTCGCCGCTACATGCTCTATGAGTCCAGCCTTATTAAAACACCAAGATACGAACATAGCGCACCAAGGATTATTATTTAGTCCATACCACTTGCCGTATTTAGTATCGTTGTTCGCGCCTTCTTGATAATTTACTTCTAGGGCAGCAACATCAATCACTAACGCCGTCATTTGCGACCTTTCTTCGGAGATAGTAGCAAAGCATAGATCTCATCTATACGCAATTCCAGCCGCTTAATTGTTTCGCCTTGCCTATTTTGCTCATCACGAAGAGAGCTGCCGCCGTTGGGCTTTAACTCAATTAGATAATGCTTGACCAGCCACCTTACAAGAGCTGCGAAGCCCCCTATTAAACTCATTACTGCGACTGCGAGCGCCGCCCATTGTTGAATATCCATGCGTGAAGTGTAACCCTTATGGATAACTTGTATCGGTAATTTTACGGAAATTGCTACCATTCCAGAACACTAATTTATTTGTTGCGGTATCGAAAAAGATATCTCCGGTGCGTGGATTACTAGGCGGGGAAATGGCAATATCTACATTTGGAGCCGTAAAGCGAACTGCGGTCTCTAATTTGCGCAACCGGTCATCAAGAGCTGCGAAGAGCTGCCGAATATCGGGCGGTTGATTTATGTAAGCCATTAGTTAGTAGTCTCCGTTAGGGTCAGCGTAACGCGCTCCGGTCCGTCTTCTCCGGGTTCAACCGATAAGCCTACTATTCGATAGATAGAGTCCAGCCCTTCCGGGAACCGGTTATCTAGGATCCGAAGCCGGCAATCATCGCCTATTGCGTAATCTCCGAACTCCGGGTTCTCAAACGCCGGAACTACTAGCCGGATCGTAGTAGGCGGATAGGCTACTGCGTTGGCTTGACCTATTGCTAGTTCGTCAAGAACTGTTTGATCCGTAATGTCGGAGTAGTTAGCCTGATCTTCTAGTAAAGGCCAACCTTCTCCCAGCAGCGTAGTATTCTGCGCCGTAGAACTCTGCTTGCCTTCGTTGGATCCAGCCCCTAGCGCATAGATAGTATTTGCGGCTATGGCTCCGTCTTCCGGATAGACATACTCCACCACATTACCCGCCGGGAACTCAAAGACCGGTGCGGAAGTCGAGCTGCTCGAATAAACTATTCCGGTGCGCGGATAGCCCAGCACAAGCGTTTTTCTAGGCACATAGGTAACGGGCGTGTAATCTACTTTGATATTAAAGTCAAAGCCGTCTTCCTGCCGTGATAGATCTTGAATAGCGCTATAGACCTGTTTTAACTCATAGTCGTAAAAAACTCGATCTACCAATATACCCGAAGTCTCTGCTCCGACTATAACGCCTATGTTTCCGGATCCAGCAGCTTGCGCAGCGTTTATTAACCCGCGAGCAATCGCAAGTTGATCTGTATTGGTATAGGCAAGAGTAGTAGTTATGCGCCGGCGCTCGAAGTAAGACTCAAACTCACGCCCGGTTAAGGTAATAACCTGCTCAGCGCTATTGTATTCGCGCCCCCAAATTACCCCACCCCATACCAAGGATCCGTTGCGATCTATGTATAACGCGGTACGACCCGGAATAGTAGCCGGTAGAACATTGAACTTCTCGGTATCGAGTCCAGAGATTAGCAAGTGACCGGTAAAGGTTCCAGCCTGATTAAGTTGCTGAGTAAAGGCTACGCCCGTTATCGGCAGCTCGGCAAGAATATCGTTAGTGAGTATATCGGCAAAAAGATATCTGTATGTTGTTGTCATTATATCTCCTAAATTAACTGCTACTCAAACGACTTTTTGACTCTATAAGAACGACCATAACGAGATGTAATTTTACTGTAAAAACGCTCTTGTTCGTAGAAAGTATCTTCGGCTGAGCGCTCGCTGTAAGTCGCTTTCCACTCATCTCTTTTGAATGGAATTATTTGAAACATAGGAGTTCCTTGCTCAATAATGCCTTCGAAACCTTCTTCAATTACAAAAGGTGAATTGGCTAAACCGCTAAAAGTGTCTGTATCTACGATACCGGTCAAAGTTCTTATTGGCAAGTTAGGATGACTAAACGGGTGAGTGATTAAGCACGAATATCCGGGCGGTGTTTTTATGCTCCAGCCATGTAAATATTTATAGACCGGAAAAACAAATTTTTTAGGCAGTTCGTATCCTTGTGTTTGAGAAGTTTCCCAAGCTTCTACAATAGGAATTTCAGTTGTCCAACGAACGCCCGAAACTCCATCGTGATCTGTAACCAATAAATCAGCCCATAAAGTTACAATATAACCGGCGGTCATACTATCCAGCAGCGGAAAACATTTTTTAGCGGTCACATTAGAATACGGAGTTAATTCTAATTTTTTTGCTCCGTTGGAAAACATTGGCATTTCTTTCCACCAAGCCGGCATAAAAGTGGAAGCAGGTAAAGGCGCACTTCTTACTTCTGTAACATGGCGGCTTGACGCTATAAATTTAATTTCCATTTTCAACCCTGTCAAGGTTCAAGTAACCCGCTCTATCCTCTGTAAGAACTTTTAACCGAGTGCCTTCAAAATATAAATTATCTTCATCAGTTTGCTCTCGAATTTCTATTGCACTTTTTTCTCTCTTGAACGGAATATAATGCGCCAATGGACTTCCTTTTTTTATGAACACTTCTTGACCATTACCAAAATATAATATTTGTTGATTAATTTCATGCCATACATCTGTATCTATAATTCCCGGCATAGTTACCCACTCATTGTTAAAATGATAAAACATAGGCATTTGATAAACTGAATATCCGCTAGGAGTAATTAAACGCCAAGGGCATACAAGTTTAAAAACCTTACTAGCGGTTCGACCTAAAAATTTAACTTCTGTATGATCAAGTAATTGCTTATCGTGGTGAATATCTACGCTATACGAATTCATTTCCCTTCCGATACGCCAATACCAAGTTCCGGTTGCGGGGTTATATTGAATTCGCATGTCTGCCCATGCCGGTATTACATAGCCGTTTTGAAACCAATGTATAAAAGAAGGGCAGCTCTTAGCCGTTAGAAGATTAGTGGGTTCATTGTATTCGCCTTTTTGCTCTATTTTAAAAGGCATTTGTTTTAACCAATCAGGATAAAAAGATTTAATTCTTTGGGGTTTTATTTTGTTGTCTAAAGTCATGCCCTTGACTGTTGCTACAAAAGTCATTTTAATTTCGGACATTATCTATATTCTTTTCTATTCCAAAAACGATTTTTATACCCGCTCCACCAACTGCTATGAAGCGCAGCGTCAATATATTTTCGCCAGTTGGGTACTCCTTCAGTTATTTGCATTTCCCAAGAATTTCTTTTAACAGGAATGATTTGTGCCACAGGAGTTCCAGCCGGTATCAATCCTTCCCACTCAGGATCTATCAAAACAAAAGGAAAATTTATTGGGCCATGGTATGTATCTGTATCTACTATACCTTCAAATATTTTGAATATGTTGTTTTCGCGGTGTAACAAATTTAAAAATAGCGTTGAATAACCTTGTGGGGTTTTTATAGCCCAAGTATTTTCAAATTTTAAGGCTATATGTTTTTCACTTTGTAAAGCCGGGTGTCCTTCTAATTGTTTTTTGTTGTGGTAAGACAAGGGTTTGTAATGTTCATCTTGTATTGGAAATTCCCAACCTTTGCCTTCTACAATTTCATTATTTTCATTTACCAATGTATTACTAAGCCATACATCAGCTTGCGTGTAAAAAATATAACCCGATACAATAGCGTCTAAAACCGGCATACATTTTTTTATAGTCGATAAGCCGTCACCATTTTGTTGAGTTTCATGAGTGCGAAGTTTTTTACCCCCTATATAACCGGGTAATTGTTTATACCATTCCGGTACTATTTTCGCAGCCGTTGTAGGTGGAAACATACATATATTTGAGACAGGAAAAAACTCTATTTTTTGATCTTTCACAAAAAAGCCCCCTTTTTTTGTTTAAGTTAATCTGCGAGTATCCAGCCTAGTGTATCTTCATCCCAACGATGCACTCCAATAATTCGGCTTGTGCCGTCTTTATTTGTTTCAATTATGTCAGGCGGAATAGGAATTGGCGGATCCCACCTGCAAGTTTCTTCGTTAAGAATATGAGAAGCATATTGTTTAGAAGGTATAAAGGCATCACGCTCTGCATTGTAACTGAAACCTTTAGTAGCGTAATTTTTTCTAAATGGTGTGCCGCCTAAAACATGAACGCCGGCTTGAGTATTTATAGAAGTTTGCTTCCAATTAGCATGACCGCCGGACCAATCAATTAAAAAGTCTATGCCTTTTTGTTCTTGCTCAACGCCGTTTTCGTCAAGCAAAACTTCATTAGCAACAACAATAGTTTCAATAACAACATTGTTTTCATCTAACTTACAAAAGTGTGCCATTAGAATGTTATATTTCCCGCTCCCGTATATTTGTAATAATAAAATCCACCTGAATTATATAATGTCGGCGAACCATTAGTAGCAGTTGCCGCAACCGCCGAACGAATAATTGCTACGCCTGAACCGCCAGCCGCACCTGTTGTTCCACCGCCACCGCTTCCGCTAGAGCCACCACCACCACCGGCTTGTGACGCTCCTGCATCGCCATTACCCGCCCCACCGCCATAAGTACCGCCAGATTGTTGCTTTGAACTACCGCCACCGCCGTAACCGCCGCTTGAACCTGATGAAGTTATATTCGCCCAATTTATACTTCCAAAATCTGTTGCTATTTTTCCCGTTCCGCCTTGTCCGTCAGCACCAGAACTTGCACTTCCGCCTACCGCTCCAGCGCCGCCGCCACCGCCACCTCTGCGGTTGGTGTCATTATTAGTAAATCCACCGCGATTTCCGTAACCTGTTGCGTTACCTTCCGCGTTACTGAAGTTAGTTTGGATAGAGTTACCCGAAGCACTACCACCCGAATCTTCAGAACCACCGCCGCCTGAACCGCCGTTTTGCGGTGGGTTACCGGAGCCACCGCCGCCATAGGCTATAAATTTATTACCGGCAAAATTAGTATTACCACCTATCGAACCTGCGTTGCTAGAATATTGATTTCCGTTGCCGCCAGAGCCTACACTTACGGCATAAGAAGTAGAAGGTGAAAGCGCAATACTGCTTCCATAAACAACTCCACCAGCGCCACCGCCACCGCAGCCACCCATTTGACCTTGACCGCCACCGCCGCCAGCTACCAAAAGAATATCTACAAGAACAGCATTTTGCCGCCAAGATGAAGCCAAAACTCCGAGAATAGGCATTAGGCAATATCTCCTATCACATACCAAAGATCTGTATTTGCTTTAATGCAAGTAGCCATGCCGTAGCGAGCGCGGATCTTCGGAGCTGCTGCGGAAGCGCCGGTTGATTGAATAGTTGTTGTTCCGCTTGTTACTGCGTTGATTGTTGTTTGCCCTGCTCCGATTTGTAGCACATTTATTTGTGTTCCTACGGGATACGCAACAGAAGCGTTTGTTGGAATAGATAGAGTATTAGCCGAAGCGTTATTCATAGTCACGACTTGTCCATTATCATCTAATACTGTTGTGTAAGTAGCTCCGGTTTGTGCGTCAAACGCTAAGTTTATTTTAGGATCGGTTAGCGTCTTATTTGTGAATGTTTCAGTTCCAGTTAGCGAAGCGAGCGTTACAGAACCAGTTGGCAGCGTTACTGTTCCGCTATTGCTGATACTAGAAATTACAGGCGTAGTTAAAGTTTTATTAGTGAGTGTTTGAGATCCGGTTAAAGTCGCAACAGTAGAGTCAATAGCAATAGTTCCGGTTGAAGTAATAGTTCCACCGGAAAGTCCAGTTCCAGCAGTTATGCTTGTTACTGTTCCAGCAGATCCCGTCAATGAATAAGAAAGAGAGTTCCACGCAGTCGAGCCGTTGCCGATCTTGGCTTTACCCGTATCGGTTTCGTAGCCAAACTCTCCAGCTGCGAGAGTAGGATTAGCCGAAGTCCATTGAGCGGCAGTTCCGCGCCGGATCTGAATTTGCGTTACTACTGCCATTATGGAGTACCCCCGTCATAAGTCTGTGTTGCCGTTGTAGTCGGATCGCCGCCGTTATATGGCGCAATACTATCAAACACTCCCGCGTCTATCTCGGTAGCAGCGCCGGAGCTGACCTGTTGCCAAGCTGCTCCGTCATAAACCATGAGTCCGGTAGTAGTGTTGTAATAAAGATCTCCGGTGCGCAGAGTAGGCGTAGATATAGCCGAAGCGCTCGCCGGAACATTAGTAGGGGTTAAGGCTTGCCGACTCACGAAACATCTCCCATGACTATCCAATTATTGGTAGAAGTCTGAACGCAAGTCAAGGTTGAATACTGAGCGCGAGTTTTAGGAGTAGCCGCCGTAGCGCCCGTAGATACAAGAGTTACGCCGCCGGCTCCAGATACTGTGACTTGTCCGGCTCCGAGCTGAGCCATATTGATCTGTGCGCCAACGGGATAGGCTACTGATGAGTTGAGCGGAATAGTTACCGCTATTGCGGAAGCGTTGCTCAAAGTAGTCAATTTGCCGTTATCTGCCAATACTGTTGTGTAAGTAGTTCCGGTTTGGGCGTTAATGCCTAGATTGATTAAAGGCGAAGTAAGAGTTTTATTAGTAAGCGTATCTGTTGTGGCTCTGCCTACTAATGTATCTGTGCTTGTAGGTAGAGTGATTGTTCCCGTATTGCTAATAGAAGAAATGACCGGCGTAGTTAAAGTTTTATTCGTTAAAGTTTGAGCCGTAGATAAATCTGCCGTCACCGCAGTATCTATGCTCAAAGTAACGCCGCCGCTTGACCCGCCACCGCTTAATCCTGTGCCGGCGGTAACTGCCGTAATGTCTCCGGTAGGTAGATTTGTAGTAGTTAATACTCTTGTGTCGGTGATGTTTCCGCTAGAAATAGATAACGCTCCAGCTGCTACCGCGATAGTAGCCAACGATATTGAGTTAGCCGGAGTAGCCGGAGCAGTAGGAGATCCAGCCGGAGTACCGGCAAGAACTGATAGCACAACATTGTTGGTAGCGCCGGTATAGTAAGCGTCATTAACAGTTACTACGACTCGATCTATTCTTGGGTTCGTAGGATTCGCAGTTGTGATAGTCAAGGTATCGGTAGCATCGTTGTAAGCCATGTAAGTTCCCATGTTGGCTTGTGTCGTTCCTACGATAGCCGCCCAACCACTAGCAACAAGAACGCTCATACCCACCGGTGAGTTAGCCGTTACTGCCATAGATCCGCTAGTAACAATACCCGTAGTCGCAAAGATAGCTTGCGCGGTCAGGCGATCATTCTCCGCCGGGTGGGATCCATTTTGTAACCAAGAAGGTGGTGTGCGTAGTGCCATTTAATCTCCTAAATAAAAGCCGAATTCCACTCGACTACTGCCTTAGTTACATTGACTAGCGTACTACCTGCTAGTCCAGTAAGGAAGAAGTTCGAGTTTCCGGGCGGTGCCGAAAACCAAGTACCCGATGTTAGCAAATTACGGGCAGATACGCCGTTGAGCGTAATTAACTTATTATAGAGATCTACTTCAAGAAAGTCCGTATCGCTATAAGTTCCGTCAAAAGTGAGCGAGTCTCCGGAAGTTACGGATCCTATCTGCGGGTTAGTGATAGGTCCATTGATAGTAATTACCGGATAAGCCGTAGCCCACCCGGTATTGCTGATAGTAGTAGTGATAACCGAGCTGCCGCCGCCATAGGTCAAATTGTAAGTACGGTTATAGATACGACCCGTAGGCGGTGAATATAGAAGGGTCGCGGTTTGATCGTTAGCGTTATAGTAAGACGGATCCGGGCAAAAGAACTCAACCTGCGAAACAATATATCCGTAGGTGTAATTAGGGTCCAGCGTAGTGCGCAAGCCGCGAACGCGAGCGTTAATATATTGTTGAGTTCCGTCTAGCAAAAAGAATAACGGAGTAGTTCCGGAAGTCTGCGGCAATAGATACGATTGAATAGTGTTGTAATTTTCTTGCGCGGTATTACTCCCGGATCCCAGCGTTAGAAATGTAATGAATATCGAGCGCCCGCCCAAGAAATCACGCCCGGAAAACATGCCGTCTGCGTAGCCCCGGTTATCATCTTGCCTACGGATTTCCGGTAAAGACTCCAGCCCTTCTACCGATTGAATTTGATACGGGGATCCTTCGCCGCCAAAGACTTGCCCGTTGAAAGAGAACGAATATAAGACGCTAACCATTATGCAAACTTATCTCTATTATAGCCGCCAACAATTACGGCAGATCCATATTTTTGAGCGGCTACCACGCTATTGGCAATACTTGAAGCAGAAGCATTGGTAGTAGCATTAACTGTAACCGCAAATCTATTTCCGCTTTCTTGTCTTCTCTCAGCTTCAATTTGTCCGGCGGTCATGCCAAGATATCCCAATGTTCCAACTAGGGTAGCGGCTTTATCTTGATAGTAAGTTGGCGAAGATGTTGAAAGAGTAGGCGTAGTAGTAGTAGTAGTAGTAGTCGTTGTTGTTGTATTAATAACGCACGAAACAAACTGTGAGTCTGTCATCTTTCCGTCTCTGTAAGTTTCCATGTAATTTGCTTTACCTGAAGGGCAAGTAGTTTTTGAGACTGATTTGACTACTGTTTTAGTGCTAGTTCCCCCGCCGCCCCCGCCGCCCCCGCCGCCGAAGCCGCCGCCACTAGCAAGGGCAGCCATAAGTGCCGCTATTTCGGCTAACTTAGCCCGGAGATCTGCTAACTTCTTGTCGGTAGCCCGCGCAATCTCATCTATTTTTTCTTCATAAGCCTGTTGAGCCTTAATTAAAGCGTCTTGTAAAGTCTTTTGCGCTTCAATTAATCCTTCGTCAAGTCTCTTTTTCGCAGCTAGTCGAGATTTCTCCAGCGTCTCGGCAGCGTTAGCGAGCGCTTCTTCTAATTGACGCTTGGCTTCGGCGGTTCGCTCCAGCGACTCAGCCATAGCCGCAGACATAGAGCGGCGATACTCGGCATGTGCGTCAGCAAGGCTTTCTTTAAGTTCAGCATCGACTTCGGCTAACGAGTTTTTAAGATCTACTGCTACTCGGTCATAAGCATCGCGCAGCTCGGAAGTGGCTAAGTTGGCTCCGTTGCTCATAGATCGAGCCAGCACATCAAGTCCGGTTTCCTGTATCGCTTCCATATCCATAAAGGTGTTACGGATCTCGGCTTGTTGCTCCGGTGACGCGTCTTTTAAGCCTTCTACGATTTGATTACCGGCTTCGGGTCCAGCCTTGACTACCTGCTCAATAAAGGTCTGTGAGTAGCCCTGTCCGGCTAGATAAGCCGCGTTCTCTTGAAGTTTGCGAGCTGCGGTCAGTTGCTTTTTCATAGCGTCTAATAAGCCGCCACCGCTCTTTGCGGTCTTTC